TTATGGTCTCCGATAGGGTAAAAAGTCTATGATAATTCATATATAAATATTATACAAAATCCCAAAGACTAATTTTTAAGACTCAGATGGCGTAAAAACTCCTGTATTTGGGTCCAAAGTACCTGGTCCATACTTTTCTGTAATGCCTTGAAGAACTTCCTGTTCTTTTACCTTAATGGATTCAAAATCTATTTCAGCTTGTTCTTCTTGTTTCTGTAGGTTGTACTTTGTTAGTTGAATCTGTCCAAAACGATTTGTAATCTCAGCATAACTTGTTCTTATCTCTGAAATTGATTTTAATTCATCGTCTGAAAATTTGATGTCTTCTGCCATCTGTAACTCCTTGTGTTAAGTATATATATATAATTATATAATTTTTTCTGAAAAGGATACTTTTTTTGGTATGAATTCTTTTGATAATTCTGCTTTCTTGCCAAAATTAGTCTTTGTAAATTCAGGTAGGATGTATCCCTTGATAGACATACTAAAATCACTTCGTATGAATCTCTCACCATTAGATTCCATTGTGGAAGCATCACTTATATCTCCCTCTAAATCTGATAAGAATTTATAACTCGTAGAGTCACCAAAGTATGTCTTTAAATGTTGTAACATCAGTTCAGTTAAACCATTCATCTGCTCTATATAGTTTGTCATCATCGCCACATCATATGTAGCATTTATAAAGTCTGGCATGCCTGTTTTTATCGTTTCCATCACAGGCTTCTGTCCGGTTAAAACAGCAAACCTATCATATCGGTTATTGTTACTCCATTGATTTAATTTTACATGTGATACAAATTTATTCCTTATATCATGATCAAAACTCATCGGTAGTTCATCATTGTAAGCAACTCCTGTTCTTTTTACCACAATTACTGGTAATAATAGAGCGCCAGTTGAATCTCTAAGGGTTGACCTCGATCTGACTGATTTCCATCTCTCTTCATTACCGTAGACAACAGGAACTTTAATTATTTCGTTAGCTTCTTTTACCGTTGGGCTGATATTATTCATCATATGACTCATAACGGCCGTATCAATATCTTTGAGCCTAATGGAATATCCCTTACCAACATCTCTACCACCAGATTTTCGTATCACTACCTTGGCATTACCCTTTTCTGATCTATACGATGTCTGTTCAGCCCTATTGATCTCTGATTTATTTAAGGCATGTTCATTTGTTATCGGTTTAGTAGCCACGCTTCAATTTCCTTAGTTTTTTTAATTTACTCTCCGTGGTATTTTCAAATACCTCTGATTTTAGTCCTTTTGTCGATGCTTTATCGATTGCTATCTGTTTAACTATGGGCACTTCAACCGCACCCATATTTATGTTCTTTTCATCACCATAGATATTACCTTGTTTGAGTAAATCTATTATCTCGTCAAATCTATCGGCTCTTGGTTCACCATAAATGTTATCAATTGATGTATCTATAGCCTTTTCCACAGGTGTGGATTTTACCAAATGAGACCTTCTCGGTTTCATCACCAATACCGTGTCTAACATCTGAACAGCCATTATCTCGGTCTCTCTTCAATCTGTAATGATGATAATCTACTACGATGTGCCGATGCTTTTATAGCATGACTGAAATTTGGATGTCCACCTATGAGTTGTGGTTCTGTTACTCCATTGATCTCCCAATACTGATTGTTCCAATTACATATATCACTTGATTCAGGAAAGAAATTTAACGAACCACTTGCTAAATTATTCCTCTGAAACATCAGTTCTATCGATGAGTTGTTGTCTGGTCCCACATCATTAAATTGTTCCACCTCTGGTGCGTTATATCTGATCAAACAATTAACCCTAAACCCCACATTGAAATATTTGGTCGTACTCTCACCGTATAGGTTATCTTTTGTATGTTCGGTATTTATCTTGTAGATATCAACGGATTGTCCGACCATCTCATCTATCAACTCCTCGTTCATGGAGTCAAACAAGGTTATCTCCTTATCAGATATGAAGAATGGTTTTGTAGCAGACATCAGACTATCCTACGAATATAGGTAAGGGTGCTTTATTCAATACCTCTTGTTGAGCATTTGCTTCCTCAGCCTCTGCCTTGAGTTTTTCAGTTAAGCTAACTGATTCTAAAAATTCTTTCAACTCCTCTAATAACTGTACCTTTTCCTCCCTACCTTCGGCTTTCAATCCCTCTCCATCCAAAGTCACCTCACCATCGGGTATGGGCATAGCACTATACTTACTCCGTATGATACCCAATAATTCTTTTGCTATAGCAGCGGTGTACTTTCTAATCCATTGACGACCTGGTGCATTAATAGAACTATAGGTTATAAATTTATACGGAACATTTGATGGATCAGAAACACCACCTGTCATTCCGGCATTTTCATTATTTGTGTTTCGTATATCATTTTTCAGATAATACTCAAACCAAACCTTTTCACCAGCATCCGTATCTCGTGGTTCTGGAAAAATTCTTAACTTATTATTGTGTATCTCAAATGAATAAGCACTTTTTCTAATTAAATCAGATGTCTCTATGGCATTTGCTCTGGCTAAATCATAAGAGATTGGTTTTAATATAAATGATACTGCTGGAGATACATTACCCATCCCAAAATTATCCAATAACTGCTGTTGATCAAAAGAACCACCGTAGGGATCGTAAAATCTTGATATCGCTGACTTAGGATGATTAAATACTCGTTGAACTTCTATCCTCTGACCACTCTCACTTACGTTAGCCCAAAGACCTTGTAGGTCGTAATCTTGAATAGAGCTAGTTAATGTAACATATCCTTTCTTTAAATCAAAATTTTCATCCATATTAACAACCTGACCATACTTTTCAGATAATCCAATTGATGCTCCCAACGATGGAGTTATGGGATTCAATGAACCTGTACTCAATGAACCTGATATTCTACTATTCTCACCATATTGATCCCACATCCAATTCTTTATATTGTAATTATTGATATGTGAGGAGTATTCGTTTACCGATTCCTCAAAACAAGCATAGATTGAACCACTTGGTATTTCCAACTGTAAAACAGGATGTCCTAATCTTTTTGCCACCCATTTTGTAACGGCTATCACATCGGTTTGAAAGGTTGAATCGGCATCATATGTTCCATATGGTGTCTCACCACTTGTAAAAGTTGTTGGATCTACATAGGTATAAGTTGATTTTGGCATAATATTCCTTGTATATAAATATTACGATTATATAAAACAAAAGGGGATGAATGACCATCCCCTTGTGTATTGTTGTTTAACAAGTGTTAGTTATTAAGAAGCGTATGTTACTGCGATTGTACCACCAGATGTTCTGAAACATCCTTTGATAGTTAATTCATCAGTATCAGCACCCGGATTTAGGTAGATATATGAACCAGCTAAAATAGTAGTATCTGCAGCTGAAGCCGTTAGGACAATGTCTTGATGACCATCTGAGGTAGCACCTTGTCTATCCATAACATCCGTACCCGCACCCGATACTATAAACTCATTAGCTGATGCTTTATGTTGGTTATTGGCATGACAACCAATTGTAAGAACATGATTTGCTTCAATTATATAGTCATTGAATAGTATCATAGCCATATCTTGGTCTGATTCTAAATCAGTTGCTGAATCATTTAGAGTTAAATTCGCAGCCGTTGTTCCCGATACCGTTATTACAGATTGAGCTGCTGGTATAATGTTAGTAGTTACTGCCGTAACTCCTGTCATACTTTGAAGAGATCCAGCTACTCCAGTACCTCCGAATATCTGTCCAGCTTGTGCCGCTGTAACTGCACTACCTTGTGATGCGACTTTCTTCAACGCTAAAGACATATTGAATAGTGTATTTGTTGGTGTTAATACATCTAACATATGGACATCAGTAGTATGATCTCCAGCTGCCAATGTAGCTCCACCAAAGTTTTGAATCCATGTTGGATTTAAACCCAATAGAGTTGTTCCTATATTATTTGGAGTTAAATTAATACCATTTATTGTTAAGTCATTACCAGTAAATGTGTTATTACCTTGTTCCACACCAGCTATAGCAGCTTTTTCTATATCACCTAAGTTGGCTTTTGCCCCTTTAGCTAATGTTACTTGATTGATTGAATTTGCCATTTTTTATTCTCCTTGATTTACCCAGCCTCCGAGAAATCATATATTGTTTGTTTGAAAAGATTTGTCCTATAGACATATATAAATATTCATATAAAA